GGATGGCCGGAAGATCGACCCGTATGGACAGGAAGTTGTCCCTGCCAGCCATACAGTACAGCGGGAAAACAGAGAGGAAACGCAGACGAGCGAGACCTCTGGCCTGCCTTCTTCCGCCTCATTGCAGAGTGCCGACCTGAATTTATATTTGGCGAACAGGTTGAAAACGCGATTCGCCACGGATGGCTCGATAGAGTATACACAGACCTGGAAGGAGAAGGTTACTCCGTCGGGGCGGCCGTACTTGGCGCACACAGCGTCGGAGCGCCGCATCGCCGATACCGGCTCTACTGGGGAGGTGTCCGCCTGGCCAACCCCTACGAGCAGGGATCACAAGGACGGAAATCCCTCGAACGTCCCGGTAAACTGCCTTTTGGGAAGGGCGGTATGGCAGGTATTTCTCCATGGGGAAACAGTAAACTCATCCTCTGCCGGGATGGGAAAACTCGCAGGGTACCGGCTGAATCCTTACTTTTCGGGATGGCTGATGGGCTTCCCGAAGGAGTGGACAGAAGCCGGGTTACGGGCATTTCGGAAACTGAAGGCTTCCCGCTCACAAAAGAAACGGAAGGACGAGTGATGCTTTTGCGGGGATATGGTAACGCAATTGTTCCTCAGGTTGCATCGGAGTTTGTCAAAGCATTTATGGGAAACTGACTCAGATGAATGAAAACTACTTTATGTTTAATCACATCCGCTATCGGGTGGAAGAGGTGAAGGAAAACGACCGGAGCAAATGCAGCAAGTGTGCATTCAGGGAACACCGTGAATGTGACTACTGGTCTGATATTCCTGAATGCAGTAAAGCGTGCAGGAAAGACGGACGTTCCGTTGTCTTTGTGGAAGCTAAGAGAAACTTCGAAAAGATCACCGCAAGCCCGGAGGTGTTGGCTAATTTTCTGGTGTATCGGGTGGGCAACCACTGGTTTGGCTGCACCAGCATGAAAGAGAATCGGTCGTTCGACAGCCGGGGAGAAGCAATCACCGCAACACAGGAATGGCTGGAAAGGGAGGTTGAGGAATGACGAACTTCGAAAATGTTACAAAAACGCCGGAAGCGCTGGCGGAAGAATCTGTATACGTAGTGTACGACAAATACAGCGACGGCACGGAGTGGATGAGTGTTTTTGTTAACGGAGCATGGCAAATGCGGGAAGAGGCTGTCGCCGCGACGCTGGACTGGCTGAATGAGGAGGTGGAAAAATGACGAACTTTGAAAAACTTACAAAAACGAAAAAGACTTTGGCTACGTTTTTGTCTGGAATCGCAATAAAGCACGGGTGCATTAACTGCCCGGCGCATGTTCAAGGTTGCAATGCAAAGAGCTGCGAGCAGAAATGGGAGAATTGGCTCGGTGACATTGGGCTCCGTCTCGGGCTCACAAACTTCGAAGCACTGACGACCTGCCCCGGAGTGCTGGCGGATTTCATCACTTACGAATTAGCGACTGCGGATGACTGCAGTATCTGTCCGGCGTGTCCATGCTCGGATGTTGGCTGTTGGAACAACGTCATAGACTGGCTGGAAAGGGAGGTTGAGGAATGATCGAAAACATCATCACATTGATTCTCAACACCAAAGCCAGGCAGATCAGCACGTATGAGGAGGAGAACAAAAAGCTCCGTCAGATTCTCCAGGACATTTGTGAAGGATGCCTGCGTGGCGAAGTAATATTTCAGGATCAAAGGGTCTGTTATGATTGTCCAATCGGAAAGGCTTTGAAACGAGGGAAGGAAAATAAATGATAGCGATTGAAATTTTCACAGTCGTCACATTCATCTCATTATCTCTTATGATAAGTGCCATGAGTGTACTAGTGCTCATTACCCTGTTTAAGATGTTCTGGGGTGGATTCAAGGATGAGTGAAAAAGCCATCATTGATCCCGATGATTTCTTCCCTCCGGACACCACGCCGAAGAAGTGCCGCGGCTGTGCTCATGCCTACTACGTGTACGGCATCGAGTTCAACTGCGACAGAGAGAACAACGGAAAGCGTTGCAGATTCAAAAGAAAAACCAAGGAGAAACAAGAGGAGAAACCCAAGATGAAAGAAGAAGATCAGCAGAATCGGCACATTGAAATTTCGGTTGAGCGCGTTGAGGAGGACACCGTCACCTTCCGTATTTCCCGACAGACGCACCGGGAGGAAGAGTTTACCCCGAACGGTAACGAGTTCAAAAGCAGTTCTGGGTATTCTATTTCATCCTGCAGCTGCCCGGACTATAACGGACAAATGAGCATTCTGTATGTTCGTGGGTGTAATAACTATGAAGATGACATCCCGGTAACTGTTCCCCTGTCCAACTTCGCGAAGATCATGCAGGCAATCTCGGAGTATAACGAGACCGACGGCAAAGGTTACGAAAAGCCGTGGCCACAAAAAGGAGACAAATATTATTGCCTCGATTCGACTGGATTCATCCGCGATACCAATTACGATGACTATCCGCTCGATAATGACCGCCGCGAATTTGGCAACATGTTTCGCACCCGCGAGGAAGCCGAAGCGGCGCTGGAGAAAATCAAGAGAGTGCTGAAAGGAGACGACTGACATGCCTGAAAACAACACCGAAAAACTTCCCCGGTTCTTCAACCGGTTCCGTCTGCTGATTGACGCGGACATTGTGGCAATGCGGTTCGCCTGCAAGCACGAGACGCCGCACCGCTTCCCGGACAACGATCAGACGCTTCCGGAGGACCCGGAGGCATTCACAGTGCGGGACGAAGAGACGGCGAAAAAGGAGGCGAAGGAGTTCATTGAGAACCTGATGTACCGTGTCGGAACGGAGGATGTTCTGCTCTGCTTCACCGGGAAGAACAACTGGCGGAAGCGGGTGTTTCCGTCCTACAAACACAACCGGGCTGGCAAGTGGGTTCCGGAACTCCGGGCGACGCTGACCGACTACCTGATGGAGGAGTTCCATCATCTTCGCGTGGCGGAGCTGGAGGCGGACGACCTGATGGGAATCCTTCAGACGGAGCTTGACGGCTTCTCGATGATCTGCACGATCGACAAGGACCTGATGCAGATTCCCGGGTGGCACTACAACTGGAACGCGAACAATCCGGAACCGGTTATGGTGGAGGAGGACGAGGCGGATCTGTGGCACATCCGCCAGACGCTGACCGGGGATGCCACCGACGGCTTTCCCGGCTGCCCGGGGAGCCGCCCGAAGAAGGCGGAAGCCATTCTCGCCGACGTTCCGGGGTGGGACAAGAGGGAGCTGTGGAGCCGGGTGGTGACAGCCTACGAACAGGCGGGGAAGAGTGAGCAGGACGCACTGGACAACGCCCGGATGGCCCGCATTCTCCGCCACGGGGATTTTCTGTTTCAGGGCAGAGGCAGGCGCAAGGTAAAACTGTGGCACCCGTTCGGGGATGCCGAATGGATGGAGGTGAATTAATTATGGCGGCGCACATGGACAAACTTTCCGAAGCGGTCTGGTTCAACGGCCGAGGGGATCACATCCGGAAACGGACGAACCTTGAGCAGTACCGGAAGAACTATGTGGAAATCTTTGGGGATAAACCGCTTAACATTATGAACCGGTCAGAGCCGACGGCCGGTCGAGACATGTTAAGTCATTCATCCAAAGAGAGTTGAATAAAGATTCAAGCATTCTTTAACTTACACCTCATAGGTAAAATCCCTCCTATGTTATTTCCAACGGAATGACAAAGGAAATGACAAACGGGACTCCGTCAGTAATCTGTAGAGAACTATGGATTCCTGAAGATTAAGATAAACTATAGAAAACTTTAAGGAGAGAGAAATAAAGAAAAATAAATAAAAAGAAAAAAGAGAGAAGACGATGGAAGGCGCCGGGATGATGCAAGGCATTTCCCGGTGTTTTTGTTTCTAAAGAGAACAACAGGAGAAAACTTATGGATAACGAAACTCGGAAATCCGGTTCTGCATCAACCCCGGTTCTCCGCTTTTGCGCCATGATGAGGGCGGCCTTTCCGGAGCGCGGTTATGATCTGTCCAGGAGCCATGATGAAAACGTGTTCCGCTCCGGGCAGGCCAGTGCGGTAAACTGGCTGTGCGAAATGGCGGAAGGGTGTTTTACCATGGAGGAGCTGCTTGAGGAGTTGACTTCCCGGTTTCGTCCTGAAGAATCTATGGAGGGCAACGGCAATGTGTTCCGCGAAGAAGCCGTCGATTCCTAAACAGACGCAGCAGCAGCCTCTGGTGGTCCAGTCTCCGGAGGTTGAGGCGGAGGTTTCGGTGGGCGGTGACAATGAGGAGAAGAAGGATCGTCGTCGCAAGGCGGCGAAGGGGACCGGTCAGCTGACAATACCGACGAATTCCGGGGTGGGAACCGCAGGTAAGAGCGGAGTTGGGGCGGTGTAACATGAACGACACATCGACACTGCTTCCGTCCGCACCGCAGAGCGGCATTACAAAGTTGAAGAGCAGGTTTGATGCATTGAACTCACGGAGGGGGGGCAAGATGAATGTTGCCTGGGAGTGCGCGGAGCTGACGATTCCGGCGCTTCTTCCCCGGAACCAGAACCGGTTTGTGAGTATGCAGAATCTACCGGCAACCTATGACAGCATCGGTGCGCGGGCGGTCAACAATCTGGCCAGCAAAATTCTGCTGGCGCTGTTTCCTCCCGGTACTGTCTGGTTTCGCCTTGCGGCACATGAAGTGATTGTGATGCAGCTGGCGAACATCGACCGGCAGACCTCGAGCGGTTCCGGTGATGCGGGTCTGAAGGCGAAGGTGGAGGAGCGGCTGTCGATGATGGAGCAGATGACACTGTCCCACTTTGAGCGTCAGGCGTTGCGGGCGAAGCTGTTTGAGCTCTTGAAACTGCTGATAACCACCGGGGATGTGCTTGTATGCAAACTTCCCGGGAAACCGATGAAAGTCATCAATTTGAACAACTTCGTGGTTATCCGTGACGGGGACGGGAATCTTTCCGAGCTGGTGATCCGGGAGTATCTGGGTTACACGACGCTCACGGAGGAGCTGAAGAAGCTGGTTGATCCGGTGGTGGAGCATGCGCTGTCTCCGGAGAATCCGTCCAATGAGAATCTGGAGCTGTACACGACGGTGCGTCGGACGGAGGGGGAGACCTTCGAGACGTGGCAGGAGCTCTCCGGGGTGGAGGTTCCGGGCAGCCGGGGCAAGTACCGTGGCGACAAACTTCCCTATCTGGCGATCCGGTGGAGCGAGGTGATCGGCGAGGACTACGGCAGAAGCATGGTGGAGGATTACCTCGGCGACCTTCGGGCGCTGGAGAACGACGCCTGCACACTGGACTCTCTGGTACGTGCCTGCGGCAAGATTGTTCCGATGGTCAATCCGAACTCCGTCACGAAGGTATCGGACTTGAACCGGGCGAAGGACGGCCAGTTCGTCTACGGAAGACGGGATGATGTATCTTTTCTTACGGTGGACAAGCTCAACGACATCTCGGTTCTTCAGTCGCACTGTCAGGAGCTTCGTCAGGACATCAAGGCGGCATTTCTGATGCAGTCGGTGGTTCAGCGGGACGGCGAGCGGGTGACGGCGGAGGAGATCAGGACGGTTGCGGCCGAGCTGGAGGAGAATCTTGGCGGCGTATATTCGGTTTTGTCGCAGGACCTTCAGCTTCCTCTGGTGAAGCTGCTCTACGAGGAGGTGAAGTCGGAGTTCAAGAAGTACGGAATTCAGGATGTGGAGCTTGGCAGAGACCTGAAGGTGGAGATCACCACCGGTCTGGAGGCGCTTGGCCGGGGGAATGACGCGACGAAACTTCGGCAGTTCATCACCGATCTTGCCGCCACGAACAACCCTCAGGTGCTGGCCTACCTGAATCTTCCTGACTTCATCAAGCGGATTGGGGCTGCCAGAGGCATCGACATGAACGGTCTGGTAAAGACGGTGGAAGAGGTGGCGCAGGAGCAGCAGGAAGCGCAGAATCAGCAGATGATGCAGCAGGTTGTCGGGTCGGCATCCGGGGCATTGCCTGACATCATCAAGGGCGCCGTCGGTCAAACAGGAGAATCACAACAGTGAGAATAAGGAGAAAAATGTCAGAAGAAACGAATAAGGAAGAACTTCCGAAGAACGGCAGCGAAGGCGGGGTTGACTTTCAGGAGCTGGCCGCTGAGCTGATGAAGCGGGTGGAAAGTCTGGAAAAGTCTCTCGAGCAGTACCGCAAGGAGGAGAAGGCCTCCCGCAGGAAGACGGTGGAAGGGCCGCAGAATTCCATGTTTTCCGGTAGAAGCGGCAAGGTCTGTTCCGCCGGTCCGGCGAACCGCTCCATGGTAATCAAGGAGGGCTGACGGATGGAGGATGTAACGCAGAATCCGCAGGGTGTTCCGTCGGCACAGAATGGGGAAGCGGTGCAGACCGATCCGCAGGTACAGCCGCAGCCGCAGACTCCGGTTCCTTCCCAGACTCCGCAGGTACCGCCGCAGGCACAGCCTCAGTCAACTCCTGCCCCTGCTCCGGGGAATCCGCCGCAGAACACTGCTCCGGAGATTCCGGAGTCGATCGTATCGCAGGAGGACCAGACCCGATACGGGGAGGAGCTGGCGCGGGACGGGAAGTTGAGTGATGCGAGCTACGCGGAGCTGGCGAAGAAGGGGCTTCCCCGTGATCTGGTGGATCAGTTCATTCAGGGTCAGCAGGCGGCATCGGAGCGGTTCTTCGGCGAGGTGTATAAGTTTGTCGGAGGCAAGGAGCGGTATGATGCGATGATGCGCTGGGCCTCCGCCAGCCTGACAGAAGAGGAGAAGGCATCCTACAACGGGATGCTGGGGAGCAAAAGCATCACAACGATAAAAGCGGGGCTTTCAGCATTGTTCAACGCATTTGAGAAGGCGAGTCCGACGCCTCCTGCCGCGCAGCTTTCCGGTACGGGTTCCACCGCCGGAGCTGTCGGTGGATCGGACATCTACACCAGCCGCGAGGAGATGGCGGCTGATATGGGGAAAGATGACTATTGGAAGAATCCGGCGGAACAGCGTCGGGTTGCCGAGAAAATCTCCCGCAGTGTCGCAGCCGGGATCAAGCTGTGACGGAACCATTTGAAACGCCATAACTAAACACTAACAACAGAAAGGATTTACAACTATGGCATTCACCTCTTTTGCTTCGACCGACATCAGTCATTCGAGTGCAATCAACAACAACACCACCAAGCAGTTCGACCTTACGCTCACGCAGTTCGCCGGTGAAATTCTGGCGAGCTACCAGCGGGCGGTGGTTCTCTCCGACAAGGTGAAGAAGCGCACGATCAGCAAAGGAAAATCGGCGCAGTTCCCTCTCACCGGACGGGCCAAGGCGCATTACCACACCACGGGCAGCCACGTGCTGATGGACGGCATCAAGTCGGCCCAGCGGCTCATTTCGATTCCGGGGGTGGTGACTGCCGCCACCTTCATCGATGACTTCGAGAACGCGGTGATGCACTACGATGTTCGTCAGGAGTACGCCATTCAGCTTGGACGCGCCCTGGCCGACCTTCGTGAAATTCACACGGCGATCGTTCTGCACCAGACCAGCCACGCCACCAAGGTGATCGACGACGACGACCAGGTGGACGGCAAGTGGGTTTCGGATGACCGCCTGAAGATCGACGCCGACAGCGGAAGCACGGATGTGAAGATGCTTGCCGCCGCGATTGTGGAGGATGTGTTCCTCGCGTCGAAGATCATGGATGAGGCGAACGTCGATGACATGGATCGTATGTGTGCTCTGCGTCCGAACGAATACAACGCCCTTTTCGAAGGCATCGCGGGTCTCTCCGGATACGCCTTCAACCGTGACTTCGGTGGCAGCGGTTCGTTCGCGACCGGTCAGCTTCCTCCGATCAACAACGTGAAGTTCCTCAAGGCTCCGGCGATTCCGTCGACCGACATCGCGCAGGACGGCGACAACTACAAGTTCTACTACAACGACTGCTCCAAGCTGATCGGTTTCGTGTTCAAGCCGGAAGCGATGGGCTGCCTTGAGCTGATGAGCGTCTCGGTGGAGCATGAGCGGAAGATGGAGTACCTCGGCGAACTGGTGCTGGCCAAGCACGCCTACGGCATGGGTGCGCTCCGTCCGGAGTGCTGCGTGGCGCTTGAGCTGGACACGCTGACCAACGCGTAATCCTGTTCTCCCGCCGTCTTTTTGGAATCCTCCGTGGAGGTGGCTTATGTCTTCCTCCCGGGGGATTTTTTTTCGTTTTAATGATACAAGGGGGATAACAGTATGAACAGTCCGACCACAGAGCTGGAAGCGGTCAACATGATGCTGAACTACATCGGCGATCCTCCGGTCAACTCTCTGGATGACATTGAGGAGACGGAGGCGGCGGTGGCCTATCGACTGCTCTGCCAGACATCGAGGGAGGTACAGTCGCAGGGTCATCCGTGGAACACGTTTCTGTTGAAACTTCTTCCTGACGAGCATGGTGCGATCAGTGTTCCGGAAAATGCCCTGAAGGTTCTATGTGAGGATCGGCGTTATATTGCCATGGGAGGACGCCTGTATGATCGACAGGAGAACCGGTATGATCTGAAGGTTTCCGGATTGACCTGTGAGATTGTCCGGCTGCTGGAATGGTCTGCGCTTCCGGAACAGGCGAGAAACTTCATTCTGCTTTCCGCCTCCCGGCTGTTTGTGGAAAACGCGGTGGGTTCTCCGGACATGGTGAGGATGATGGAGGAGCAGGTGCTGTCGGCGGATCGTGAACTCAAGGACCTCGATTTGTCTCTGGACAATCCGAATCTGTTCAACGTATGGGACAAAGCTGTGATTGCGCGGGGAGTTTCTCCGCAGAACAGGGGGCTTCCATGGCGCTAGTGCATCGAGACATTCCCGGTTTGTACAACGGGGTGAGCAGACAGTCCGCCCCGCTTCGCCTGGCGAATCAGCTTTCCGAGCAGCTTAACATGACAAGTTCGGTGGTGAACGGTCTGTCGAAGCGTCAGGGCACAAGGCATCTTTCAACACTTGAGTTCAGTTATATCAACGAGAACTCAATGGTATTTCCGTTTCGGGACTCCGAGGGTCGTGATTATCTTGTCTGTTTCACCGGAAATTCCGGGAATCCGATTGAGGTATGGCTTCTCGGTGATACGGTGAAGAAGTGTCTGGTCCGAATGTATGACAGCGGCTATCTCTCGGGGGTATCGGTTCCGAGATCGGAGGTCCGCTGTGCATCGATCAGCGACTACATTGTGGTGGTGAACCGCAATAAAGTCTGCGCCATGTCACAGTCGGCGTCCGACCGTTCTCCTGATTCGGTGCCTTATGCACTCTGCTGGGTAAAGCGCGGACTCACTTCCACCACCTACTCTCTGGGGGGTGCCAGCTACACGACCGACAGCAGCACTTCCACGACGAATTTTTCCACCCGCTCAATTGCGGAGCAGCTGGCGAGCAAGGTTCAGGGGGCGTCGCTCATCAGCGATTCCGTGATCCGGATTACCGGCACCCGCGATTACATCAACGGGTTATCCTGTTCAGACAGCTATGGCAATCAGGCGATGACGCTGACAAAGGGTGTTGCAAACAAGGAGGAGGACCTTCCTCCGATGGCGGCCGGTGGTGATGTGGTGGAGATCACCGGGGAGAAGGCGGATACGCTGACCGGTTATTATGTGAAGTTCAACTGGGCTTCCCAGCTGTGGGAAGAGTGCACAGGACCCTCTTTATACAACGCCTTCGACGCCTCCACGATGCCGCATCAGCTGATTCGGGTAAATGAAACGACGTTTGACTTTCGGCCGTCCGTTCGTGATGACGGTGCGAACCGGCCGGGATGGGAGCCGAGAACGTCCGGTGATGAGATCAGTGCTCCGAACCCCTCCTTTATCGGGAATCGGATCAGTGACGTATTCTATCACAAGAACCGTCTTGGATTTCTTTCCGGTCAGAATCTGATTCTGTCCTGTCCAAACGACTACTTCAACTTCTTCCCTGCTTCCGCAACCACGACGCTTGATACTGACCCGACCGACCGTTCCATCGGCTTCAACGAGCCGGTGTATCCTGAATTTGCAGTTCCGTACAAGGAGGACCTGCTGCTGTTCAGTCGCAACCGTCAGTTCATCGTGAGCAGCGGAACGGAAATCTTCACCGCTGAAACCGCGATGATAGACCTGATGAGCGAATACCCCTGTTCCACGGTGGTCCGTCCGCTGAATCTTGAGTCAAGTCTGGTGTTTCTGTCGGATGTCACCGGGAGCACTCTGGTGCGGGAGTACTTCATTCAGGCGGATTCGATGCAGTGTTCGGCGGCGGACATTACGGCGCATGTTCCCGGATACCTTCCGAACAACATGGCGCAGGCGGTAGCTCTTCCGAACAACACAATGCTGCTTTTATTTTCTCCGTCTTCTCCTGGTGATCTGTCGGTTTACCGGTACTTCTGGAGCGGCAATGAAAAACCGCAGAGTTCGTGGAGCAGGTTTTCCTTTCCGTTCCGAATTCTTGCGCTTGCCGAGTTTGATGAGATCGTATACTTTCTCGGCAGGTTTTCCGATACGGGATCGGTGGAGCTGTTTCGCTTCGACCCCAGCGGAGAGGATGAGTGGCTGATGGACAGCGCCTTCAATCCGTCTCTTCTCTCCTATGACGCGGAGCGGGACTGCACATCGCTCACGTTTCCGCTGGACATTCCTTCCAGCTGCCCGGTCAAGGTGGTGCATACGCTGGATGACGGTTCCTGTTACAGCTCATTTACTGAAATTTCCAGAACCAGCAGAATGCTGACGGTGGCCGGGGACCTGTCGACGGGTGAAGTTCTTCTCGGGATTCCGTTTGAAAGCTCCTTTGAATTGTCGGAGCTTCTGCTGTCTTCGGACGGGAATTCCGGGATGCTGCAGGGAAGGCTTCAGCTCCGGACACTGCTTCTCTCCTTCACGGATACGGGAAACTTTCGAATAGAGGTATCCTATCCGGGCAGAGAGACGATGATCCACAACTATACCGGCGTGGTTCTGGGGGAAGCTGTCATGGCCGGAAGGAGCCTTCGGAGTGAACGGAGGAGGTTTGCCGTGCTTGGGAATGCGGCGAATCTTCGAATCAAAATCATCAACGACGGAATACTTCCCTCCACCTTCGACAGCCTGTCGTTCGAGGGAATCTATCACGTTCGATCACAGAGAACATAAGGATAAAACGATGGCGACAAAGTATTATTCGCTGAACTATTTTCGACTGTACGACCCGTCCGGGGAAGGCGGTGCCGCGGAGCCTGGCGGGAATGAGGTTTCCGTATTTCCCCTGACCTTCACCTTTGACACCAGCCGGTCGAAGCTGGAGGTTCGTCTGGATGAGGTTGTGCTTGCGGAGGGCTACACCTACGATCCGGAGACGAAGACGGTGATTTTCGATGAGCCTCCGCAGGGCAACTATCTGCTGATCCGCCGGGTGACTGATCTCTCGACCCGGGATGTGGTGTTCACGGCGCGGAGCATGCTGTCGGAGGTGGAGCAGAACCGCTCCGCATTGCAGCTGTTTGATGCGTTGCAGGAGGCGGCCGATCTGGCGACCTGGCTGAAGGAGGGGGAGTACGACATCGACGCAATCGGCACTCTGGTGGAAATCCGGGACAAGCTGCTTGCCGACCTCGCTGATCTTCGTGCGGAGCTGGAGGAGATCGACTCCAACGTCGGCAGGACGATTGCCGGTCTTCTGGACCGGTTGTCGAATCTGCTGATCTCCGTCGGTGATCTGGAAGATTTGGTTGAGCGGGTGGAGAATCTCGATGTGGATTGTCTGATGCCTCCGGTGTCGAACATCACTCCGGAGAATTCGGGTCATCCGGTGGTGGCCGACTATCCGATGGGTGGTATGGATTCCGCGCATCGGGTTGTTCTTGAGTTCAATCAGGAAGGAAATCTGTTCTACAACAACGGACCCGCGCTTGTGTACGGTGGGCAGGGCGGAAAGTTTCTGAACCTCGGCTGGGCGAAGAGTCCCGGCTGTCTGAAGATCGACAGCGAGGAAGACGCGATTGAGTTCAAAATCGACGAGAGTTCCTTCGGGTCGATGAACCGCAGCAAGTCGGTCAATGCCGAGGACTATCTCACGGTGAGCTTCCGATGTCGTTTCAACGGGGTGCTTCCTGACGGTACCAGACGGTCACTGATTGAGCTGTGGAGTGAAAATTGTGTTGACTACTGGAGCCGTGATCTGTACGGTCGGCTTGCTCTGACAATGGCATGGATTTCCCCCGGTCTGTTGCAGTTTGAAATGTGGAATAATAACAACGCTCCGGGGGTGATGTGGGCAAACGCCAGACTTTCCGGGTTGTTCGACGGCGCGTGGCATCTCATCGAGTGGCGAATTCGACCGGGAGACAGATTCACCAGTGACACCCTTCCGGGGCAGGCGCTATGGCTTGACGGTACGTACATTCCACCAACCTACTACGATTATCCTACGTGGAGAATTTCCAGTTACGGGGATTTGCGGATCGGGCTGGGCCGGGGGTATCATCCGAAGGCGGAGGAGGCGGAAACAAACACATTCGATGGCCGGGTGCAGGCCGCAACCTTCGAACAGTGGTGTCCCGGCAGGTTCGACGAGTTCACGATCAGTCTGACGAGACGGCATGAAAACGGCGAGGATTATGAACCGTCCTCCGGTCCGCTGGTGGGCGGCGGAGCAGGATACAAGATTTCCAATGAATCTCTGGGGGCGGTCCCTGCGAAAGTGACCGGTGCTGCAAACACCGTTTCGCTCACCTGTGAAGTGACCAGCATGAAGCAGTCGGGATCCGGTGGAGGACGGTTTGATGTGACCGGCCAGCCTTACTTGGCCTGCTATCACATCCGTTCCGGTGATCCGGAGAATGTCTTTGCTCTGCATCGTCCCTACTGCGTGCTCGGGTTCGGCAGTGAGGACTGCACGAAGCTGGCATGGCAGGAGGTAACTCCGACGGTAAGTTTCGATGTTTATTCCCTCCTTTACAACAAGGGGGCGGATGTGGACCGGTCCTATGAGATTTGCGGCGGCTCCGTATGGAGTCACACGAAGGGGCAGACCGGGTATCGCTGGAACACCAGGTGGAACGTCGGAATCTCCTCGAGCAGCTACTATTACGGGCTGAAGGAGAACTGGGGTCATCCGCCGCTTCGGGTGGAGTGCCTGCTTCCGGATGAGGTGATTCATTCAGGGTTCATCACCGGGGAGATGCGTCACGGCGCCAGCTACGGGAAACATCTGCGCGGCTGGAGACTGGGAGGGCAGGAGTTCATCTTCATCCCCCAGATGACCACAGGATCAAGAAACAGAAAGGATGATTCCTCCGGGAAGCGGAGCTGCATGATTTCCCTGTGGTTCCGTCCGGCGGCGGACGGTCCGACCGGTCAGAGGCAGACGCTGTATTTTCAGCGGAACATGGCAAGTATCTTCTATCTGTATCTTCTGGGTTCGGAGGTATACTGCAACATTGCGGGCAACGTCGACGGGGCACTTGGTCCCAGCACGTTTGTAACGGCGGAAATCTCAGCACCCGGCGGGAATCTGTATGATGGGAACTGGCATCATTTCATGATTCTTGCCGATGAAGGGAGGAATCGATACAGTGTATCTCTGGATGGTTCGGTGGAGTTCGGCACGATGAACGGCCATCTGCCCGCAGTTGCAAAGCTCAACACGGAATACATCTACTGGGGTACCTACACCTATGGCGGGATGATCCACCGCTACAGCTGCTTCGGTTCTCTTCCGGACGCCATGATGTGGGGGGAGAACGAGGATGTTCAGACGGAACACCCGATGATTGAGTTTTATCAAGGTGATCTGGATGAATTCGTGTCGTGGTCCGATCCGATAATCAGCACGGATGCGGCGTTTCGTGAGATTGCGGAGTGGATGTGGAATTCCGGAAACGGTCTGTTCTTCCCCGGCAAAATCGGGGCGATGTCGCAATCCTACGTACCGTCGGTGGGCGACACCGGTGTGGTGATGGGGGGCATCTTTCTTCCTACGGCGGTGACACTGGCCAATGCGCTTCAGAAGGGTTCTGTATCGGATACGGATGATCCGAACCAGACGACGGACGATCCGGTTGGAAGTCCTCTGGATGATCCGTACAACAGTTCGCATGGCACCGCCGTGATCGATGCGTGGAAGGGAGACATCCGGTTCGTGTGTCATGGTGAAGAGCTGCCGCTCAACTACAAGTGTACGCACAAGGTTGTGCGGGAAGGAAGCGACAGCGCTCCTTATCTGGAGGAGGAGACGGTCCTCCACAATCTCCGGGTAACGGATGTGGAGCTGCACTACACGGAAGGGGATGGGAACTCCCGCGTCTGGTGCGGTGTCGCTTCAGTGACGACAACGGAAACAAAATATGATCCTGACAGCGGCACGTTCGTTCAGGAGACGAAGGAGCACAAACTTGCCGATGTGGTTCTCTCCTATGATGCGGCGGCGGAAGCGTGGACAATCGTCATCTCGCAGACGGAACTGGAAAAGGTTCAGGTTCCGGTTTCGATCGATCCGGAGACGCAGGAGGTCAGCTACACGTTTCAGCAGTGTTCCGGAGAGATGCGTCTTACGGGGGAACTTCCGGTATCGGATCGATGGACGGGTAATCGCTGGGAAAGCGGAAATTCCGAGCTTCCATCTGAAGTTACGGGAGACTTCACCACCTATATGATGCAGAAATAAGGAGGGATATTACATGTGTGATGCGCTGTCCATCATTGGGGCCGTTCTTGGCACGACACTGAGTACGGCACTGGGGGCGGTTTCCGGAACTCTTTCCCTGATCGACAGCTATTCCCAGCAGGAGGCGATGAATCGGGCGATTGAGGCGGCGTATGAGGCGGATGTTCAGAATGCGAGGAACCGCTATGCGCAGCAGCAGATGCAGCTGCAGGAGGAGACGCTTCAGGAATCGACGAAGAATCAGCAGGAGCGGAGGGAATCCTCCATTGAATCTCTTCGCTCCGAAGCCTCCGCACAGGCCGCGATGAGCAGTCTGAATGTGGCCGGTAACACGGGCGCGAGAAATGTCGTGGTCAATGCCACGGAGAGTGCCCGTGCCGATGCCACGTATGAAGCGCGGCAGGAGGGGATTGAAGCGGAGAATCTGATTCGGGGACTTGGAATTGTTCAGGAGTACAACGGTTCGATCGACTATGCGGAGCAGAAGGCAAAGGCGTCCTGGCGTCCGATTGGAGGAACCTGGCAGAACTGGATGAATCTTGCGGGGTCCACGCTGTCCGGATTCAAGGCCGGGGCTGAGCTTGACCGTGCCGGATTCAGCGATGTCGTCACCGGAACTGCCGGAAAAGTCGGAAGAGCATTGAAGATCAGTTAAGGAGAAACAACAGATGAAGATTATTCGTGACAGGTATGGAAGGAAATCCAACAGCCTGGTATTCGGGAATCATGAGCCGCTTCCTGATCGATGGGAAACGTCGGGTTCCGTCACCTACCTTGGATACGGCGGGGATGATGATTCCCGGCCGATGGCGATTCACAAGATTGAGGAGACCGCCACTGGTGGAACGAGGAAAATTGCCTTTGGTCTGTGGTCACAGCGGGAATCCCTGACCTATCGGAGTGTGAACAGCTACTTCTCTGAAGAGGTGTAACATGAGAGCGAAACTTGACAAACTTACCGGCAACCTTCGTGAATCCGACCTCCCGTCCGGGGTTGACCTGTCGGCAATGCAGCAGCAGGCCCACCGGCATGACAATAAATCCGTTCTGGATAAAATTGGTGAAGCTGACGGGCAGCTGCTGTTCGACGGGGCGGCGGTTGGCGGGGGGGACAGCGTCGCGACGCAAACCGAGAACGGCCTCATGTCGGCTGCGAACAAAGTGAAGCTCGACGGTCTGGGCGGTGTCGCGACGCAAACCGCAAACGGCCTCATGTCGGCTGCGGATAAAGTGAAGCTCGACGGTCTGGTTCAGGCACAGATCGGTTCGATTGCCTTGTTTTCCGGTTCCTCCATTCCGACGGGATATCTGTTGTGTGACGGTTCTGCGTTGAGCCGAACCGTTTACGCGGAGCTTTTCTCCGCCATCGGCACGGCATGGGGAGAGGGGGACGGTTCTACGACGTTCAATCTGCCTGACCTGACAGACAAAACCGTATGGGGCGGCGATTCGGAGGCGGTTGGCTGCTATAAGGAAGCTGGACTTCCGAATGTTGAGGCAGAGTACGTGCATACAGGAGACTATCATGGTTATGATGAGGGAACGTTTTCCGGAGCATTGGCTAAAACCGGAACAAAAACCGTAAGCTATCTTCGTGGAGGAGACGGTTCGACTTCGTATCATTCTGGTTACACATTCGACGCATCTCGGTCGAGCTCCGTTTACGGCAATTCAACAACCGTCCAGCCTCCGGCTGCGGTTATGCAGTTCTGTATCAAATACATGTAGGAGGAAACATGAACGCGTACAAATACAGTCAGACCGGCGAGTTTCTTTATGAAATTCAGTGTCAGAAATCTCCGCGCGAACCGGGGAAGTTCCTGATCCCGGAGAATGCGACGACGGTTACCCCGCCGAAGGAACAGGCGGGGAAAGCCCGCGTCTGGAATGGGGAGGAGTGGGGATACCGCGACGACAACCGCGGGAAAACGATGTATTCGGTCGACGATTCCCGACAGACGAGCACAATGTCGAACGTCCTCGGTGCGAACGTCCCAGATGGCTGGACGCTCACGCCGCCGCCGGATGCGGGGAACAAATATACGTTTTCCGGCGGGCAGTGGGTGGAGCAGTCGGTCGAGGAGCTTCGGGCGCAACTTGAGGACACTCTGTGGAGCAACTACAAAACCTACCAGCGGACTTATGTTGACCCTGAGGATTTGACTCTCGCTAACACCTGCGCGGCGGGAGGAAGCGCGAAGGGCGCGGCAGTGCAGCAGTGGGTTCTCGCGCTCTGGGCGAAGTATTACGAGGTGAAAGATCTTCTCGCGGCGGCGGAGACGCTGGAAGCGTTGCGGGCGGTAGACATCAGTACCGACGCGCTCACCCCTCCCCCGTACACGATCCGCGAACTCAATGAAGAGGCGGCTTCCGCGCTGGCGCAGGAGGTGACGGAATGACTGTCAAAGAGCTGATCCAGAAGGCGCGGAAGTTGCGTCTGGAAAACGTCGGGATTCTCGACCGGTATTCGGTTGAAGAAATTTCGGTAATCTACAACGGCATCGGCCCGGACCGGTTCCCGGAAGTGCTGCGCGAGTTCCTGAACACGCTCCATCCGACGTTGCAGGTTGTGGCGCTGATTCACGACATCGAGTACCACGAGGGAGGCACGCGGGAACAGTTCACGGAATCGAATGACCGCTTCTACCGGAACGGGAAGACGGCCGCCTTCGACGCGTACAGCTGGTACGACCCGAGGCGGTACCTGGTCTGGAACAAGGCGCGACAGTTCCGCAACCTGTGTGAACTGTTCGGCTGGTCCGGCTGGACGAAACCGGAGGGAGTGTCCGAATGAGCGAAGGATGGGCGATTGCGCTGCTTTCCGGAGCTCTTCTGGTGATGACCTCGGTGCTGACCTGGGTGGCGGCGGAACTGCGGCTGCTGCACAAGTCTCTCCGGGGGTTTGTCGAGAAGTCGGACTGCCGGGAGGATATGGGAAAGCACTGTGACCGGTTGGACGAGCTGGAAAAGAAGGTGGAAGAGAACAGCAAGTTTGTCGCTGCGGTGCAACAGTATCATGAGATGATCGGGGTTCCGATCGTGAAGGCAAAATAACAGGAGGTTTCTATGAGTGAAAAATGTGGTGAAAAATGCGAAGTCTACAGTCGCTGCTGCGGGTATTTCCGCCCGGTGACGAACTGGAACAAAGGCAAGCAGGAGGAGTTCAAGGACCGGGAGAAATTCAAGGTTCCTGTCAAAGGGGCGCTTGCCCTTCTTCTCGTGGCTGTCCTGTGCCTGGTATCCGGCTGCTCGGCACTGGAGAACAAGGCGTTTGCGCTGGGCAGCGGGGTGGATGCCTTCAAACTGGAGACCAGCGGCGGAGTGTCCACCGGAACGGTGCTTCCCAATCTGATTCTGGGGGGAGCGGTGAACACTCTGGCTACGGCTCCGGCGGTGGCTGACGGTGTGAAAACGCAGGTGGTGTTCGTGCGCAGCCGCCGCAACAGTTTCTTCGGGGAGCTCTTCGGAATCGACGCGGTGACGGAATCGGTGAGCTACATCGGTTCTCCGGGTGAGACGGCGGAGGAGACGTCAGAGCGGATGAAGGCATTTGCATCCCTCGATAAAAAGGAATAGACCATGCGGCTGCTGTACAACTTTGATACGTTGTCAACCGACCGGATTGAAATCTTCCGTCTAAGGGATCGTCCGTGGATGGTGCAGCCGTTTCGGAACCTGTCGCTGTGCGGAGATGATCGTGAAGAGCTTGCTCTGGTCAACCCGGGTGAAAGTGCGGAGGAGTCTCTTTTCTACTGCATGACGCAGGAGAACTCCTACGGTGTGCTGTTTGACGGAACCCCGTCGCTTCTCTTCGGTTTCGCTCCATATGACCGTGCCTGTTTCATTCCGTGGCTGTTGAGCGACGGCAGGATACAGAAGCACTGCCCGAAGGAGTTCCTTCGTCTGGCCAGGAAGATTGTGGGCAAGGTCCGGGCAACCGGGATTCCGATGTACAACTGCGTACCGGCGGAATCGAAGAGGAATGTGGAATGGCTGGAACGTCTGGGTTTTCTGATCAATCCGGTACCGGTGTGCTCTTCCGGCGGGGTTCCTGTCCGGGTATTTTCCATTAATGTAACAACGGAGGGATAAGATATGGCGACCAAGGTTCAGCAGAGTCAGCGCTGGAACGGGATAAAGGATCGTGTTACCCGTCAGCGGGGTACGACGGTGGATACTCCCCGTTTCTACGGGGTGTCGCGTCTTCCCTCCAATCCTGTGGCATGGTATCCGGAGTCCAGCATCGGGGTGGGGTTTGCCGAAAAACTTCTGGGAGCTTCCTCCGTTCTGGCGGAACTGATGAAGACGGAGGCGGGGGAGCAGTACAAGAAGGCGCAGGCAAGAGCGATGCGCGGTGATTTCACCATCGATGATTCGGGTATGTTCACCTTCAAGAAGGCGCAGCAGCGGGCGATCAGCGAGGTGGAGGGCGCTCTTTCCGGGGTGGATGCGGTAAACGACCTTTCCTCCCGTGCGGTTGAGCTGGAAAAGGAGCTGGCCTCTTCTGATCTCACTCCTGCCCAGCGTGTCTCCTCCTACACGACGAAGCTGCGTGAGATGGCATTTCAGTCGTTCGAGGGGAACACTTCGGACAGGGATTTCGTTCTGGCGAAGGGGAAGGAGATTCACCGGTTTCTGGACGGGATGACGGAGAACTATCGCAATCGCACGATTCAGAATCAGGTGGCGCAGGAGCAGAATCAGGTGATTACCCTGTTTCGAAGCAGGATCAACCAGCTTGCTTCCGGTCTTACAGGGGAAGAGAGGGCGGCTGAAATCCGGACGGCGGTTTTGGAGTTCTCCCGGAACATGAAGCAGGTGACCGGGGTGGATGCCTCCATGACCACTGGGGCTCTCAGGGACCTGGTGAAAGAGCTCACTTCCACCGGAAACCGGGAGGTGCTGGAAAAACTGAAGAGCACTTCGGTGGGGGACACCGGGGCGACGATGGAGAGTCTCGGGCTGATTACGAAAACGGTTCTGGAGTCAGCCGATTCGGCTTATCTTGGAATTCTCCGCAGGAGGGAGCAGGAGAAGGCATTGAAGAGTGCGGCTGCGGTGGAGAACTACACGAAGGAGTTCGGCTCGTTCGACAACTCCCTGCTGGAACTGGGGAAGCTGTCCGGAGAGGATCGAATGACGAAAGCGCAGGAGCTTTCCGGGACATTCTCCGAGATGATCCGCAAAGTAAATGAAGACAAATCATTGACGGAGGATTCCCGACAGACGCTTCGAAATATGTTGAGCCGGTTTCAGTCGATGGCCTCAAACGGTGGAATGACCCGACCGCTGGCGGTGGAGGAGATGGCCGCGCTGCGCTCGATGCTGGACCGGAACGACGTATCGGGGATGACCCGGTTCTTCCGGGAGAATCCCAATGTGGAGCCGGGGGTGTTCAAAGCGTACCGCGACATGGCCTTTTCGGTCAGCAAAACGGCGCAGGCGGAACTGCTGGAGCGGAAGGAGTGGAGTGATTACGTGGTTCTCTCCAGTGATCTTGGTCCGGATAATCCGATGGTGAGCGCCAGAGAGCGACAGGAGAACGCCAAACAGGAGCTCTACCGCTACTATCTGGAGGAGAAGAATCTGAATAAGGAAGCGGGAGAGACGGCGTGGAAGGAGGGGGCGGAGAAACGATTCCGCCAGAAGTACAAGCAGCTCACCCGGGATGAGGCTGCGAGCCGGGAGACGATGGCGAACTTCCAGCGGAAACTCAGGGAACCGGTGGCGGACTTCGCGGAGCTCTCGGACCTTCCGGTGCTTGCCTCCGGGGCGAACGAGGCGGACTATCAGCAGCTCAAGGAGAATCTGCTGAACAATCCGTCGTTGAGTGACGGGGCGAAGGAGCGGTTGCGCGGCATTCTTCCTGCAAGTGTCACCGAGGCGAAGAACCTTCCGGAGCTGTGGGGTCAGACGCTGAAGGGTTCCGACTGGAAGAGTATGGAAGGAACCACCAGGATATCGGGAAAGTTCTACGATGATTTCACCCCGGTTTCCGAGTGTTTTGTCGCGGTGAGACAGCCGGATGGAAAACTTCTGGCCAAACCGGTGGATGTCCTTTCGGCGGAAGACCGTCAGAATATGATTACCAGCCCGTTCTTCTCCCGGATGCAATATCTGAAATCGGACGGCACACTGGGGAGGATTGTTGACATTGCAAATGAAAAGGAGCTGATTTCGGTGCTTTCCAGCAGGAAGGCGATGGAGTCTTCTCTTCCTCTGCCGGACTGGAGCAATCCGGAGGGGCTGGAGCAATACAAGGAGATGCACGTACTGGTGAACAGCTGGTTCGGGCCGGAGATTCGAAAGATCGGATCATTCTTCAAAACATCGGCCTGGAGGCCTCCGAGCGGTCTGTTTGGTTCCGGATACAAACCGCAGCCGTCCATTCCGGAGCTTCTCTCTCCCATCCCTGTGGAGATGATGACGATACAGGAACTGAACGATTCGCTTGGCTGGAAGTAGCAGGAACAGGAGGTAAGCTATGGAAATCTATCGAGGATACGATTCATCTGCTTCCGGGGGTTCTTCCGGATATCGCAGAAAGACCCGATGGTACGACTACCCGACCGACCTGTTCGGCGGCTTCCTGCTCAACGCGGTACCCCGTACAGCGGATTCCATCGTGTCGCTGGCGGAGGATGTCACCAGTTACTTCACCGGAGATGATGTAAATTGGGTGGACATTCCGGACCTGTACCAGAACCGCACCGGTCTCGGGGAGTTCTCTTCGGAGGCGGGGTCGTTCGCTCTCGGGATGATCTCCGGGAGTGCGACGCTGTCGGCGCTGTCGAAGGCGGGGAAGCTGGGGAGAATCGCCCGGATTGCCGGGGTGGCGGACAAGGCGCTGAAGGGGGGCTACGGCCTGACTGCGCGAGTTGCCGCGTCGGCAGGGCTCGGGATGCCGGTGGACTTTGTGCTGGGGGACAGCGACGGGGGGAACTTCTCCAGTCTGATCCAGAGCTTTCCCCAGCTGGCCAATCCGATTACCGATTATCTGTCGCACAAAGATGACGACTCAAAGCTGTACCGACGGCTGAAGAATGCGATGGAGGGGGTGCCGCTCGGGGTGGCCTCCGACTACCTGCTGACAGGTCTCGGGAAACTCCTGAAGCTCAAACGGGCGAAGCTGGATGAATCATCCGACGGGGTGTACCGGACACGGGAGCAGAGGATCACCGAGGCGACCGGAGTTGCGGTGATGGGGGAAGCGCGGGCGAAGAAGGCGTTTGCCCTCTTTGACCCGGAGGAGATCGAACGGGCATCGGCAGAGGTTGTGGAGGAACTTCCAGTATCCGTGGATGGCTCTCTGGACAATATCAGGAAGAGAGGAAAGCAACCTGTCTCCGATGAGATAGCTCATAACACCGCTGCGGTTTCCCGGATGTTTTCGGAAGCAAAGAGTGAGAAGGAACAGCGGAACATCCTCGGCGCCTTCGTCTCTTCGCAGGACCGGGATACCGTGCTGGATACCATCGAAGTTGCCATGAAGAATCATCCTGCCAACCTACCGCGAAAGATGGCAGACATGGCCGGTGAGGCGAACCAGATGATTCAGGAAGAATCGGCAAAACGTCTGTTTGACGATCTGGGGATTCCGGAAGCGTGGAAGGAGCTTGCACGGGGAGAGGTTGAGCAGACCAATCAAAGAATCGCCCGGGCGCAGTTCCAGAGGTGGGTTCTGCTGAATTCTGCGGATCATCTGGTGGAGGAGAGCCGGAGGATTCTTCAGAGCGGAGGAAATGCGGTTGAGCGGGAGAGATTGCTCACTCTGATGGAGGAGTTCACCGAATATGTCTCGCTGTTCCGGGAGGCACGCGGGAACGACGCCCGGGTGCTCAAGATGTACGACACGGTGGTGGACCCGCTGGGGATCAAGCTCAAGAAGAGCTACGGGAAACGGATGAAGGCTTCCGAGCTGGAGAAGCTGACTGCGGAAATCCGGGAGGCCCGTGGTAAGGAGTCCGACCCGGAGCAGGTGCGGAAGCTGGCGGAGACGGTGGTGAAGCACGCCGAAGAGGTGCGCTCCGGGAACCTGAAGAATCTGGTGAAAGATACGGATGGGGAACAGCACCCGTGGCTGGATGCGCTGATCGAGTACCGTACCAGCTCGATGCTTTCGGGATTCACCACGCACGCGGTGGACCGTATCGGCACGCTGTTCAATCAGATTTCCCGGTACCTCATCGAAGAACCGATTGCGTCGGTGATCGGGAGAGTGCGGGGGAACACGGAGCGGAAGACCGCTTCGGAAGTTCTGGCGAACCTCTCCGGTCAGCTGGATGGAGCAATGCGGTTTTTCGGTGAGCTTTCCCGGGAGATGAAGAACCTTCCGGACGATGTCACGCTGTTCCACAGGATCGGTCAGGCATTGCACCGGGTGAATCTCGGAGCCTCCGAACGCCAGATATCCGAAGGGTTGCGTCCGGCTGCATTCACTTCGGAGAACCTCGGGATCACCAGCAAGCCGCTGGGCTGGCTGCTGGACCGGTTCGGCGAGGTGCAGCGGGCGCTTTCGTTCGGTGTGATGAATGCCGGGGACGCGTGGACGGGGAATCAGGTGTTTCTGGGGGCGGTGAAGCGGGAGGCGCGGATGCTGGCTTCGGATGCCGGGATACCGACCAACCAGCTTCAGAAGTTCATTGACAACGTGACGACACTGGTGGTGGAGGCGAGGAGAACCGGAAGGGTGCGGAAAGGCACATCGGAGCAGGCGAGAGAGGTAATTGAGAATATCGTTGGAACGGCGGTGCGGGAATCGGAACTCATGACCTACAAGCAGGGGCTGGACCCGGAGTCCGCCTTCGGCTGGTTCTACAGCAAGGTGAACGGGAAAGGGTTCAAAAGCAAGATCATGCGCCTTTTGTTCTTCCCGTTTGTGAAGACACCGGTGAACATTCTGGACAACGTATTCGCCCACACGCCGATGCTGCAGAAGCTCTCCTACGAGTACCGCCGGGCGATTGCATCGGGTGATCCTGCACAGCGGGACCTGATGACGGCGAAGCTGATTACCGGGAGTCTGCTGTATCTTACGGGAACCGGGCTGTACCTGTCGGGGCACCTGACCGGGAGCCACTCCCCGGAGGAGCGCCAGCAGCTGCAGGCGGCGGGGATTCAGGAGTATTCCATTCTGATCGGCAACCGGTACTACGCCTACAACCGGGCGGACCCGCTGGGGATGTACTTAGGTCTGGTAGCGGACCTCGGGAGGGCGGCCCGATTCAGCTCCGACGGTGATATGGAGAAGGCGACCTCCTCGCTGATTCTGGCGGGAACCAACGCGGTGGTGAACAAGACCTATCTTCAGACGCTGGGGGAGCTCATCCAGTGCATTCAGGACCCGACCCGGTATCTGGAGAGGTTCAGTTCCAATCTGGCATTGAGCTTCCTGCCTCTGGGCGGGGCGCAGAGATTCATCAACAATGCTGGTGTTGCTCCGGAGGTCAAGGAGGTGCGGGAGTTCACCGACCGACTGCTCAACGCCACGGTACTGGCGAAGGGAGAGCTTCCGGATAAACTGGATGTGTTCGGCTATCCGGTGATGACGGAGGCACAGCCTTCGGCGATTCTGCTGGGGGTGAGAACGAGCAAATACACCGACCGCCCGTCGTATCGGGAGATGGCGAAGTTCCGTATCTTCCCGGAGGATCGTCCGGGCAAGGTGCTGGGGGTTGAGCTCTCCGGTGAAGACTGGCGGCGCTACAAGGAGATCATGCGGGAGCTGGGTGCGTCGGAGATGCTGGACCGGATGGTGACAAGCGCCACCTACCGGGGGAGCTCCGAGAAGACGCGGCGGGACGCTCTTAGAAAGACGATCAACCGCTACCGAAGGGTGGCGGCATCGCTCACCTTGCAGCGCTCTCCGGGGCTGCAGGATGCAGTACACCAGAGGAAGCGGGAGCTTGAGCTGCTCTCCGGAACTTCCGACCCGTCCGACTGGTCCGACCTGTCCGACCCGTTCGACGTGGTGAGATACGACATCGACACTCTGAGTCCGGACATCGGATACTGACAAACCAAAACAAGGGGGGAGTGCTCCCCCTCTTTTATTAATAATAAGGAGTAAAACACCATGACAGAACTTGAGAAGATGCTGTCGAAGATCCATACGAAGACGGCGGAAAAGATGCTGGAGATGCTCGAGAGCGGCGAGGAGCTCACCCCGGCCATGCTGAATTCGATCACCAAGTTTCTGAAGGACAACGACGTGACCGCGTCGATTGAACCGGGGACTCCGCACGCCGCACTGAAGGAGGAGTTCAGCCGACTGGATTTGCGGAGCGTAGGGCTTCCGGAATTTCTGGAAACCCGGAAGGAATTAGACAAGGCTAACGAAGGATAATACCGATGAACGACCATGATCTTGCCCGGCTGGTTACGCTGGCGCACGACAGGTTTTCCGTGTTTCTGACGCTGGTGTGGAACCATCTGGGTCTTCCGGCTCCGACGAAGGTGCAGCGGGAGATTGCCGACTACCTGCAGTACGGCGGGGACAACATCATCATCCATGCACAGCGGGGAGAAGGGAAGAGCTGGATTACGGCGGCCTACGTGCTGTGGCTGCTGTGGAACAATCCGAAGCTGAACATTCTGGTGGTCTCGGCGAGCGGGAGCAAGGCATTTGAGTTCAGCACGTTCACCCGGAGGATTCTGGGGGAGATGCCGCTGCTTCGCCACCTGACGCCCGGGGTGGACCAGCGGGATTCGGTGCAGGCGTGGGATGTTTCCGGGTCCGGGGCCAGCCAGGCTCCTTCGGTGAAATCGGTGGGAATCACCGGGCAGATCACCGGGAGCCGCGCGGATGTGGTGATTGCGGACGACATCGAGACCTTGAGCAACAGCCTGACGGTGGATCAGAGGGAAAAATTGCTCTACCTGGTGACGGAATTTGTTTCGGTTCTGAAACCGGGGGGCAAGACAAGATTTCTGGGGACGCCGCAGAGCATCGAGACGATCTACCGTGTGCTGGCCAAACGGGGCTACCTGCCGCGCTACTGGCCGAGCCGGGTGCCTGACATCGGGGAGATCGACATCTACGACGGTGCGCTGGCTCCGGAGATCATGGCACTGGTGGAAGCCGGGGGGCACACAGGGGAGCCGACCGATCCGGAGCGGTTCAGCGATGCGGTGCTGCGGGACAAGGAGCTTCAGATGGGGCGGAGCAACTACCTGTTGCAGTTCCAGCTCAACACCTCGCTTTCCGACCTGAACCGGTACCCGTTGAAGACCAGTGATCTATTGGTGATGGCATTGAACGACAAAAACGCGCCGTCGCAGGTGCAGTGGGCGAGCATCCGGGACTGCCAGCTGAAGGATATCCCGTGCATCGGGCTGTCGGGGGACCGCTGGTACACACCGGTTTACCGGAGTCCGACGATGGAGCCGTACAGCGGGACGGTGATGGCGATCGACTCTTCGGGGCGCGGCAGTGACCTGACCGGGTACGCCGTGGTGAAACAGCTCAACGGAAATCTGTTTCTGATGGATTGCGGAGGGTTCGCCGGGGGGTACGAAGGCAGGACGCTGGAGGCGCTGGCGAACAAGGCGAAGCAGTACGATGTGAACGAAGTGATTGTCGAAGCGAACTTTGGCGACGGCATGTTCACCCATCTTCTGGAACCGGTTCTCGGCAAGATTCATCCGTGCACGGTGACGGAGGTGAAGAACTCCAAACAGAAAGAGCTTCGTATCATCGACACGCTGGAGCCGCTGATGAACTCGCACCGGCTGATCGTGGATCAGAGCTTTGTGGAGAAAGAGGCCTACGGGGCGATTGCTTCGGAGTCCGGGGAGGATGAACTGGTGCACAATCTGTTCTACCAGATGACGCGGATTACGAAGGAGCGCGGGGCGCTGAAGCACGACGACAAGCTGGACGCACTGGCGATGGCCTGCGGCTACTGGGTGGAAGCGGTGGCGCAGGACGCGGAGCGAAGGGCGATGGAGTTTGCCGACCAGAAGGCGATGGAGGAGCTGGAGCGCTTCTGCGACCACATCCGGAGCGGAAAGGCGTGGAGCAACTTCGACGAGACTAAGTCTGGCGACCGTGAATCAACTTCCGGAAGATTCTTCTGAAATCAAAGAATCTCTGATTGAAGGTAACTGGTTCATATTCAAGAAGGATCAAAAACAGGCCGAAACGTGCCAAAGAGTTTCCGAACAGTCATAACATCTTGCCGTCAAACAGGAACCGGGAGCTGAACAAGTGATTTTAACTCCCGGAACCTACACCTTACTAGAAGAAGATCACCGCGCATAGGCAACGCGGCGGGTAACTCCACAACGATCTTCTTTCTGTTTTTGTCTTTTCGGGGGGTTTTCTGTTTTTCAAGCAAGCTCAGTGAAGTCGTTCTCCAGATTGGAGGGTACGGTAATTCACAACAGCTGTCCACCTCTTATCCGGTCCTGATGAAATGAAGAAATGTCATCATCATCATCATCATGGGGGGGTAAGGGGGGGGTTTTCTGGAGTTTTTCAGCAGCTAGTGAAGTATTCTCCAAGCATAGAGCCTGATTCCTGAGAAGAGCTGTGGAATCAAGGAAAGAAAGAAATCCTGGTCTCTATAAGAAAGAAACTGTAAAAGGAAAGAACTCTTTGGGATTTGATTCAAGGATTTCTGATTAAGGAAAATCATAAGAGATACTTAGGAGTAAAGGGAAGAGTCCTGCTGATGAAGTTCCAGTATTCAAGAGTTCCAATAGTCAAGAGTTCCAATAGTCAAGAGTTCCAATAGTCAAGAGTTCCAGTATTCAAGAGTTCAGTATTTCTCTTTTTTCAAAGACGGATATTGGATTTCCGGTTTTCAGACGAACCGGTAAAAGAAGCCCCCGGTGGAAGCTCCGGAGGCGGCTGGAGCGGGCTGAACCGGGTTCCTTGTGGTAACAGTACAGGTTTTTTGCGAATGGTAATACCGGTCCTCCGGTGGTTATATCCTTCGGGACGATACACCATGATTAGGGGGTGGAACCGAAATCCCGCCGCTGTTCCAGCTGGATTCCCATATTTGACGGAGGATTGACTCCGGAACGCCACTGGTCAGGCGGCTGAAGGATTGACCGGGGAACATCATCACTGGAATTGCCACAGGATGGCCTTGGGGACGTCACAGGTCAGGCCGGGGGATTGGCTCTGGAATGTCACTGGTTCTGGTTCAAAAATTGGTAAAAAATTTGAAAAGCCATATCGATATATCAATCGTGGTTTTTCCCCCGGTACCGGTATGATTCGACGAAAGGATAAAACTTCGGTTCCTAACTATCGAATGACGCCGGAAGCCAACCGCCGGATACTTCGGTTCCTAACGATCAACAGTTCGGAACCTGACGATCAGAATACGCCGACCAGTACCGCCAGCTCTGGTCGTTTTCGCAGTGCTGATTATTCATGCTAACGTGAGGGCCGCCGGTTTTCGCCTCAATTCATGCTGCAGGCTCTACCAATGGTCTACTGCAGGGTTGTCAAAACGTTTATTTATACGTATAAGCAGATATTACTACAGGGTTATTCAGTCGTTCACTTCGGTTGACTGAATAGCCCTTTTTTTTGAATAAATATTAGCAACTTCGGTTGTTTTAAACAAACAAATATTACATAATTCCAGTGTTACATCGAGCGTAACCACTGGAACACCAAAGGGTTATCCTATTGATCGACTACAGATTGACGGGATGGCCCTTTTTTGTTGATACGTATAAGCAAGTATTAACGGTGATTGATTCACGGGAACGGCAACAGGACAATCCAGGCCGCCGCGCAGATGAATCCGCTATTTAGTTTTCGATAATAATTATCATTTCCATACAGGCAGATCAAATTATTTAGGATTTCCTAAGTATATTTGATTTGCCTATTTTGCACTTTTGTGTACAATTATTCCTAAAGTGTTACTAATGAAACTCTTAGTAATACATCGGCTTCCCTGTTTTGGTAATGGGAGAAATGATTAAACGGTTGTCCCAGCGTAACACTTCAAATTCCGGGGAAGCTGGTTGCTTATGTAAAACTGCAACATAATCTAAATGCTTGTACCATGCCAAAAAAGGATACGCAATCCACCCAACTACTGGAACATATGCAACTAGAACAGCACCCGTTGACTTCGCATATTTTTTATCAACTTCTCTAAATGTCTTTTCTGTACCATCACAAACACATCCAGATAACAAGTAACATGTTAGCACACATGCCATTACAAAAGAAATTGCCTTGATTCTCTTCTTCATGCTGATTTCCCCCTTTTTCTGTTGTTTATGTTGTCCTAACTATTAGCTGGCCTGTTGGCCTTTATTTCTGCTATAAACGCAATGACTTTCATCAATTCGTCTTTTGATAGTCCTAGCGTCCATTCTGCGATTAATTGACGTTCGACCGCTGTATCACTGCGGGTTTGGTCTTGAGGCGGCTCTAAAGCGACGCTAGAGGCATTTCCTGACATTTCTATAGACTTACCACCAGATTGTAATAGTGAATCTATAGTTTCCATGTAGTCGGGACGTAATCCACGTCGTTCCCTCAATGCTAGGTATAGAGCGGCCTCCGAAATATTCAGCCGTTTTGCTAATCCGCGCTTGCCAAATCTAGCAGCAGCAGCCTGTAGTTTCATAAAATTATCCATATCTCACCCAAAAAGTAATGATAACTCAATATAACACAATATTTTAGAAAATCAAATCTACAGATAAACTATAGATAAACTCAAAAAATCTTTAAAAAAATCTTTATGTTTGCTCTTGACATTCTTTATGCATTGTGGTATACTATATAGCGTTGACACGATCAACAGGTTGATACAACTGGTCAATCAAACCACGAAACCAAAAAGGAGAGTTGAGAAAATGAAAGCAACAATCACAATCAGCAAGGAAACCAGAGTTTCGGAGTATTCACGCCTTAAGGAAGTCAAGCAAGAGTTAAAAAATATGCTTCCGGACCTGCTTCCGGAACTGACCAGAATAAATGCCATCAAAACCATGGCCAATAATGGCAATTGGGATACCTTGGAAATCGGATACTTTGAAATTATTTCCAATGTCACAATTGAGCTGGTAATCTGATAAATTCATGAAAATATCCCCTTTTGTATACTATACATCAACATCTTATAAAAATCAAGTGGTAACAAATGCACCGGTTATATTTAGGATATCCGAATTTAAAGTTGAAATTTTTCACTTTTCGGTGTTGCATTTGTCACCATGCTGTGGTATACTATATAGCGTGGACGGGATCCACGGGCTGATACAACTGGTTAATCAAATCAAAAACGAAAGGAAAGTTAAGAAATGAAACTCACAATCAAATCACACGGCAGCAATTACACCGTTGAGGTGAACGCCCAACGGGGAGTAACCGGTTTTACTTATGTAACCATGCAGATGGTGCAACAAGTCCTTAACCAGCTTTCCCCAAAAATGCAAGGAACTTTCGGGGACTACAGATGGACTATCGTTGGCGAGCCTGGAAACTATCAAATCCGGGCGTATTATCCTCGGGGGTGTTTTATTGAGGCGTCGGGAAAAACGCCAAATAAAGCGCTAATTGCCTGCTATCAGGTACGCGCAACATTGGATTAAGGGGGGTTCAAGTCGTTTTCCTGTAGCTCTTCTACGGGGGGTTACAGGGGAACGCATTGAAAGACTTACAGCAGCTAGTAGCAACCAATAACATCTAACCAGAGGGGAGGTGATATCATGAACTAGACGTTAAAAAAGAGGTGCTCCGGAAGTACCACCAATACTTTCCGGAGCGTGTCGCCAAGTACTTTCAACTTCTATAGGCTATCTTCAGTATAATCTAGTCTATAGAAAAATCAAGAGGGACTTTCAAAGAAAATGAAAGAATTTCCACTTGTCAAGGGCGGTTGCAATCATTCCGCTGAATCCGTCGAATTTTCGGCGGGTGCCTTGGGTGGTTGCGTGGTTGCGGCCGCTATCCTGCTCCTGATTATGATGTTCTAGTCTGAATCAGGACAACCAGTTTCCGGCTACTGGTCCACCAAAAAGCCGGACCAATTCAGCGGGTTTCTGTGGATATCAAAAGACCTCTTGTGTCCTGATACATCTAGGAAAAGAGTTCCTTTGATCGTCATAGAATCAATAACCAAAAAGTCAACAACAACAACAATCAACAAAAAGGAGATTGCAAAAAATGAAACTGAATCACGAAATTTTCCACAATTTTTTCTACAGTGCAAAAACTGAACAAAAGGGCCGCGCAAATGTTCATTATATCGGCCGCCATTTTTTCAGCTATTCAACGCAAATCGGATATCTGTACAATGAGACAGGCCGCCCGGTGCTGCTGATATCTGAAAATAGCTTTTCACGTACCACATCAGAGCATAGAATGGCCTTAATTATGGCCGCTCCAATGGACCGTATTGAAGTACCGTTCGACTGGTATGATAATTTTGTTTACGATGAAAAGAATCTTCCCCGGATTATGCTTGAAAGATTCACCGAACATCTTTTAAACTATAAGGTGGAATCGTTCCGCCTGGCGAATAATCGAAAGGACTTCTTGGGCCACTATTGGAGTTTCAAAAAATTTATTCAGGTAACCGGCCAGAAACTGGATGAATCCACGAAAACCCGCCTGAATGAACTTACCAGACTGGCCGAAGATACCGAAGAAAACCGCCGGGCCCGTCGGCAGCAGTCTGCAAAGCTGGCCGCCAAAACCAGAAAGAAGAATGAGGCAGCAAGGGAAAATCGGAAGAAACTTCTTGCTATGTTTGCCGATTCTTCGGTTATTTCCCTTGTATTGTTGGCATTCGGGCAGAAAAAGACAACCCAAGAATCTGCAATCGCCCGCGATGAATTGGTTAGAAGATTTGGCGGGATGAAGTCTTACGTCTGGCCGGAAGATAGCGAGAACGTGAGGACTTCCCAAGGCGTGAAACTTCCGGTTGCTACTGCCCGCCGTATGCTGGCATTGTGGAAAGCTGACCGGGCAACTGTTGGAATGCACGTTGGGCCGTATTCAGTTCGGGAAATTGGGCCGGAATTCGTTCAAATCGGTTGTCACTGTATCCCGGTTGAAAATCTTCGGGAGCTTGATAAAGCGTTGAATGCCTGAATCAATGTAACACAAAATTCTGATCCCGGGCGGAATAATAGTAATTCCCGGGAACTAAAGAATCACCCAAGATATTACAAGTAATCACACTCAAAAATCACCACCAAACAACTAAAAAGAAAGGGAACGGTGTATCATGTGTAAATTCAATGGAAAGTCGATCGAAGTGCGGACCATCAACGGTGAAACGGTGTATCATGGCAAGCAAGCTTTGCTGGCAATTGGGTATGCTAATTATAGTGGTTTAATGACTAAAATCTGTTCTATGCTTGATCCGTCAGAGTGTATCCGACTTCCTTATGGAAAAGCGGGCGTATTCCATGAGTATTGGCTTACCCGGGCTGGCCTGATTAAACTTGCTGCCAGAAATGCACAATCCCCCGCATATTGCAATCATACCACCAATTGGGGAAATTTCCTGCGGCAACTTGACGGGGAATCTTTGACATCCGAAATGGATTCTAATGAATTCAACGGAATCGCTTTCGAAAAACAACAGGTTCCGCCCCTGTTCGCAAAAATTGATAACCTGATCGAAGAGTATCAGGAATTCCGGGGCCAGTACATGAAAATGCAGGAAGAGCTTCGGCGGCTTGAAGCTGAAAATGCCAGATTGAAACGGAACTTTGCAAAGGCCCGGGAAGTTTTCACGGAATGCGCGGCGGGATTCTAACCGATCGACTGTAGAAAAAAAACAAATAATTGTCCCCGGGAAAACCGGGGATTCACAAAACAAAATGGAGGGAACAGAAAAATGATTGAGACTGAAAAAGGTACCTGGTTTCGTCTGGAGGAGCCTAAGGGATTCCCGTTGCGGTCCCGAAACGAAATTATATACCGCATTCGTTGGGAGGGTGGAACGGTGGAGGACAGCGCGCCAATTGCTGTCTATATCTCGAATGACAAAAATGAAATTTTCTACGCAGTTGAGGGGATGGACGGCCCCATCTTTTGGGATTGCCATTGCTTCACTCCTGCGAATTATGAAGAAGCCTGCGCGGCTGTTGAAAAATTGTTGAAATAATAAGTCATATAACCATAAACAACTTATCATAAAGGAGTACAGAAAATGGGAAAAACCGATGAAATCATGGCAACGCTCAATGCAATGATTGACCACTTCACCAAAAGTATTTCCGGAAAAACCATCAAGATTAAATTCGTTGGGATTGACTCTTGGAATCGGCCGATTTTCAAGACGGTTGATCTTGAAAAGGGGAATTTTTACGCGGGTGACTCTTGGAACCTGTTCGACTACGACGCAACCGAAGAAGAGGTATTGAACTTCTACAAAACCCGGAATCTTTCCGAAGAGTTGACTTATTTCGGGGAAAAGTTCGGCTGTGAGCCTTGGGGATTCCCTCTTGAATCCGCGAAGCTGGAAATTGTCACCGAAGATAACAAATAATTCAACATAAAGGAAAATCAAAAGATGAATACCACCACTGCTCTTATTCTTCTCGCTACTTCTCGCCGTGAAAAGTCGCCGCTTTCTTATGCGGTCCGTTGTAAATTACGGAAGCTCCGCCTTGAGTGCAAACTCCGGCGGTCCCGGCTGCAAATGGCGCTGGATAATGAGTGCCACATCGGAAGCGCCATGAAGTTGCATAATGCAATTCTTGGCCTGAATGCTGTGATTGAAAACCTGCGGGGAATCTAGGGAGGGAGGCAAGTACCATGTTTCTTTCTCAAAAAGTCTCTGGCGGAGTTTGGTACCTGGTGGATTCTCAAAAGGAAATCGACCGGGATTCCGGAAAAGTCAGATATAAAAAAGTCTGGCGGTCCACACATACAGAGGACCGGGGAGCTGCTGAAAGTATCATGCAGGAAATTCTGTCGGCGCGAATGCTGGCAAACCGGGAGCAAAACAAGGACAAAATCCGAAAGCTGATCCTTGAGCGGGCCGAAGCGACCAGTGAAATCCTGCTGGTCCGAAAAACTCCGCTCGAAGAAGTCTGGCGGTTGTATTTGGCACACCCGAAGACTGCTTCACTGTCTCGCTCTACATTTAGGAACTCCGAAATAACCTGGAGGAAGTTTTCGGAATTCATGAAAGAATCCGGTATCGGCTGTATTGAAGAAGTCACCCGGGAAAAGGCGATGGAATTCCTCCAGAATCTGCCCGGAACGGATACAACGAAACGGCTTCGGCGGACAATTCTTCTGTCCATCTTCAACCGCACCAAAGATGACATTGGAATGGACAAAACACCGCTTGATGGTACGTCGATTGAAGCAAACGACGGGAAAAGCAGACGGTGTTTCACTCCGGAAGAGCTTCGACTGATATTCCAGAATCTCACCGGAGAATGGAAGCCCGTCTGTACAGTCGCACTCTACACCGGGCTGCGGTTTGGTGATTGCTGTACCCTGCGGTTGTCCGAATATACAGGGGACAAGATTATAAGGGAGCCGCAGAAATTGAAGCGTCACAAACAGCGCCTTATTATTCCGGTCCATCCGGTTTTGAGACAAGCGCTTGACAGGTGGATCAGCTTGACTTCTCCGGATGAATATCTGTTCCCCAAGCTGGCCAGTCAATACCAACGCAAATGGGGTGGAAAATCTCGGGAATTTTCAGCCTTGCTTCACCGGCTCCATATTGGAGATGATAGCAATGCGGAAGAACTTGTTGGGTTTCACAGTTTCCGTCACACATTCAACACAATGTTAGCGGATACCGGAGCCGATGCCAGCACCCGCATGAAATTGACCGGGCATTCCAGCGTTGACATGAATTTGGTGTACACACATGCTACAGCGGCCTTACAAAAAGCTATTGACGCATTACCTACTATAGGTATTGCCTAACAGGCCAGAAATCTGGGGCTATTAGTAGTGTTTTGGTAGAGTCATAAAGGGATTTTGAGGTGAAAATAGTATAATTTATGATTATCATCTGTAATCGCTCAGAAACAAATGTGCGCAAAATATCGGACACTACCCTATAATCAATCAGAAAACAGGCCCTTTTTCAAGTGCCTTCTCTCAAAATGTGCGCAATTTTCCGGACGTTATCGCCTAGCAGGGGGGGCCTATTCCTTTTCAAATAGGCTATTACAAGAAAAAGGTTGGTTGGCCGCTTTAGTCAAACCGTACTGTTCTTAATGCTGAAAGAATGTTTGCTTTGGCAAGGTTAATATGCCTTCAATTAGCCTCCTGAAGACAGTAGAGCAGAGAAGCGCAAAACAGACGGTTTGAAGATCAAAAGTCCCTGCTGGGACAGGGACAAAAGTTGACGTTTTCGGCTTCGGTATGACAGAAGACAACTCCTCTCTGAAGACCGGCTGCCTTCAGAGAGGAACTGGTTTCAATTACACACTGCAATCCGTAGTTACTGTTGATCTATGGGGAAAGGAAATATTTCACCTGATGTAAAAACGGATAGTATGGAGACGTTACGTCTCCGATACGAAGCATACTATGAGAGGAATCCTTTCCTTATGGAAGTTATTTCTCTTGAAGGAGGAATGTCCTACTTCATATTGCCGCTGATTACTCCCCGATTACAGGCATGAAAGTGTCTCTTTTGGACTGACCATGCAGCCGGAATGAAATCAATCGTATCCCCCTCCGAAATAGAAGGCTTCGGAAAGAGGGGGATTTGTATCAGTCTTTCAGCAAGAATGCCTGGGGCCGACGTTCACTCAGCACCGCATCCTGCCAGAGATCCCGAAGAGCAACGTACAGCTTATTTTGAGCTTCCTCGCTCAGGGATTCCGATTGGAGCGGAACCGTATCAATGTAAAATACGCAGTAAAATTGCTCTTTTTCTGCATCCCTCGTCACGTCAGTCATGATTCGTGTGCAATAGGCTTTCCCGCTTGTCGCAATCGTTTCCGGAACGCAGGCTACGAAATCCATGAAAACGCCGATCTGTTCGTTGCTGGAAAGCATCAGTCGATCTGGGAATGTAACGCCAAGACGCAGCTGGTTGAGGGATGGTGATTGCTTCGCTTCCAAGGTGACATGGGAGATCAATCCGGGAATCGTGTAGATGTTTTCAGACATGATGTTTTTCCTTTCTGGGCTTTCCGCCCGTAACAATTTATTCGCCTCAGACCATCCGGGGCACATTATGTTCGCTGTACAAAAAATATAAAAATACTTGTTCGAAAGCAGCTGCCCCGTAGATCAGGATGTCTTTCTGAGGCCGAAGCAAACAGTCCATTTCCCTGCTGTAACAGGGAAAATATCGCTTCATCGATGAAACTATCATGATAGGTCATCAAACTCGTGGTGGCGGTATGGATATCTGGTCTGTTCGATCAGCTTCCGGAATTGGTCACAGGTATGTAACCGTCCCCGCAATTTCGGGAGGATATTGAGTCTGCGCCAGTCCTCATCGCTGAATTGATCAAGGCATGGACAGGCCGTCAGCAGCTCTGCGGAACAGAAAAGAATGCTCCACCACATCGGTTTTGTGAACTGGTCTTCGCATGGACAGAGATTCCAAAGCCTCGGGTTGTGTTTAATGCCCCAAAACCAGTCGCCCTTTGTTTCGGTGAAAGTGGAGCGGAAACAGATGCTTCCTCAGAGATGAATGCGGCACAGTTCCATTCCAGGTCGAGGAATACGTTCAGTTCTTGTTCGGTCATGATGATTGCCTTTCATTGGTTTTTTTGAATACGGG